ATCGAGGGCAACATCTCCCAGATCGAGGACTACATCAATCAGATGGGCAACAGCCCTTTGGAGGGCTCGCCCGGCGACTCGCTGGGCGCGCCGGACGCCAACGGCGTGCGCATTAACCAGGGCCCACAAGAGCGGGGCCATCCCGGTGTTCGTCCAGAATGGCCCATTAACTGTTAACCATGTTCACAATCGGGGAACGGGGCGCGGTTACATGGCGGCCTCCTGGGTAAGCGGCGAACATCCGCTAGGGCCTTTATACCCTGGCCGCGCGGCGCGGTAAACCAAAACTTAACAGGAGACTAGAATGGCAGACATGACAGAGTTCAGCGGCCACACCGATATCGCGTGGCAGGGCAACGTGGGCATCGCGCGCTACGGCAAGGAGCCGGTGGTCATCTTCTATAACGATTCGGTGCCCAACCCGGCCAAGTCGCGCGAGGCCAATCGCCCGGTGTACGAGGACCAGGTCTTCGTGAAGATCTACCAGCCGGGCGAGGAGCGCTACAACATCGTGGTAAAGCCGGCGACGGCCGACGTGGTGCGCCAGTGGCCGCGCCAGTGGGCCGCCTTCCAGCAGAACAAGACGCACATCCCCGATGGCACCCCGGTGGACCTCATCTACCCCGAGAAGCCCAGCATCGCGCGCACTCTCAAGGCGCACGGTGTCTACACCATGGAGCAATTGGTGGATCTCTCGGGCGCCGCGATCGACAACATTGGGATGGGCTGCCAGGGCTGGATCAATGAGGCCGAGAAGTTCCTCAAGGTGGCCCAGAAGGGCGTGGGCCTGGCTCAGTACCGCAAAGAGATGGAGGACCTCAAGTCCGAGAACCGTACCCTCCAGCACAAAATCGACCTCCTCACCGCGGAGGTAGAGCGCATGCGTAGCCAGCCCGCGGGCGCGGGCGCGCTGACACCCGAGATGATTATCGCCGCGGTCCAGGGCCTGGCCGGCCGCCCGCAGCACCCCGGCGGCCCGGCCATGGTGGGCCCGGACCACTCCCGCGCCGCGCCCTACGACGCCGCCACCGCCCAGATCAACGCCACCAGCCCCAGCAACGAGCTGGCCCGCCAGCGCCGCGGCAAGAAGGCCGAGCCCAAGCCCAATCTCCATGGCCGCAAGTTTGCGCCGGCTTAGCCTAGATTGTCTTCCCAACAAAAGCCGCCTTCGCAAGGTGAACAATAAACTTTAAGTTTGGCTGTGGTTAAATCTATCAAAAAGAAGGACGCGGTTTCTTCGCTAAGTCCTGTTGCGTATTTCTTAAATACCCATTTACCTGCTTTTTCTTCGTTAGAGAATGCACCATGAGACCTAGGGATTAGATCTTTCTGGTCGATTTGGTAAAGAGCATATGCCATGGCCCAGCTCCTTTGGTTTGGTTCACCTAGCCCTAGGATGATAGCCCGCTTCTTCCCCGAAGTAAAGCCCCAAAAGGAGAAAATGCAATGCCGACCTCGGACGACCTAACCGGTTTGGGCATGTCGCCCCTGCTGGCCGCCGTGCTGGGCAACCAGCCCACCGGCCTGACTTGCACCGGCACCACTGCCGCCGCCGCGGCTACCATCAAGACGCACAATACCGCGCTCAATGCGCAATCCGCGCAGACCGCGGCCATCCTGCCCGCGGGCGCGCGCGTGGGCACCGAGTGGTTCATCACCAATGGCACCGTCTCGGCGACGTCGGCGATCGTCTTCGTGCCGGTGGGCCACACGCTCTTCGGCTCGCTCGGCACCAACCCGGTGACCATCGCCCAGAACCGCGGCGCGATATTCTTCCAGCTCCAGCCCAAGCAGTGGATGGCCTGGGCCAGCACTGGACAATAAAGTAGAGCGACGATGTCGCTGACTTTGCTGCAAATCGTCAATGCGGCCCAGGCCGAGCTGGGCTTGCCGCAATCCGCCACCGTGGTGGGCAATAGCGACGCCACCACCCAGCAGATGCTGGCGCTGGCCAATCGCGCATTGGACGAATTGCGGCGCCGCAACCGCTGGACGGCGATGCAGTTTGAGTTCAATCTGGTGGTCACGGTCCCCATCATCACCACCGGCAACATCGCCGTGGCCACTCCAAATGTGATTACGGGCATTCCTTCCACTGCGGGCATAGCGGCCAACTTCTGGGCGGTGGCGGGTAATGCCATTCCCGCAGCCGCGAGGGTGCAAAGCGTGGACTCGGCCACCCAGGTGACCATGGACATGCAGGCCGGCATCACGTCCAATCTCACGGGCGCCAGCCTAACTTTCGCGCAGGACACCTATGCGCTGCCCGCGGGCATGGATTTTTTCAACAACCGCACGATGTGGGACCGCACCAATCGCTGGGAGCTCCTCGGTCCCGACAGCCCACAAATGGATCAGTGGCATCGCTCCGGCATAGTGGCCACAGGCCCCCGGCGCCACTTCCGCATCATCGGGCCCTTTGCCGATCAGTTCCGCATCTGGCCCGCGCCCAACGAGATAACCAGCCCGCTCCAGCTCGTCTTCGAATATCTCAGCAACGCGGCGGTGGCGGTGCACGGCTCCAGCACCGCTTTTGCGCAGCGCTTCGCCAATGACGACGACACCCCGGTGCTCGACGATCAGGCCGTGACGCTGGGCATAGAGTGGATGTTCTGGCAACGCAAGGGCTTCGGCTACGCGGAGATGAAGAATGACTGGATCGACTACGTCGATCGCCTAGCAGCCAGGGATGGCGCCGCCGCGACGCTCTCGCTGGTCAAACGCCAACACCCGATTTTTATCTCCCCGGCCAATGTCCAGGATGGATTTTTTCCCGGACCTGTTGGGTCAAATACGGCATAAAAATGGACTCTGCCGTGGCCGCCTTATTCGCCGCGCCAGCGCCGACGCCCGAGCAGCTAGCCGCGCGCAACGCGCCCTACGTGACCGCGGGCGCGCAGCCCGTCCTTACGCCGCCGGGAGTGACCGAGCCGGGGTTCCAGGCGTGGCTGGCCCAGAACCGAGTGCCCTACGATCCTAGTCCCACGGCCGACTACGACATGCGCGGCTTCTTTAACACCATGCGCCGGGGCGACTCCACAGCGGCTGCGGCCATCGACCCCAATGACCAGCGCCTACACTACCCGGACACTTATAAGATGCCCAATCATCCATCATTCTCGGGCGAGAGCCGCTGGGCGGGTCCAGTGGCGCCGCAGTGGAACGCCCAAGACCAGCTCGTCTCTCCCGGTGGGCGCATCCTGTTTGATGATCGCGCCCAGCAGCTGCTGCGCGCGCTGGGGCGCTGATGGCCGAGCCCCTAGCCGACCGCCCTGCCATGGTGCGTGCCCTCGCCGGCCGGTGCACCTACGCCGCAGACCACCCCATAAACGGGCGCTCCCCGATTACCGCGCCGCCCGATGATGAGGACGATATGCCCGCGACCAATGGCCAAGGCGGCGGCACTCTCGTCTACCTGGTGCGCCACGGCGCCACGCAGCTCAATAATACCACCGACACCTCCCAGGATCGCATTAGGGGATGGACGGACGTACCGCTGACGGATGAGGGTAGGGAAGAAGCAGCGAAGGCTGCTTCTGCCCTACAGGACAAGGACATCGGCTACATCGCCACCTCAGACCTCTCGCGCGCGCAGGAGACCGCCGACATAATCGGCAAGGCGCTGGGCATCGAGCCCCAGCCGATGATGGGCTTGCGGCCTTGGAATCTGGGCGAGTTCTCGGGCAAGTCCACCAAGGAGGTGTTGCCCAAGCTCGCTGAATACGTGCAGAAGCGTCCCGGCGAGCCCGTGCCGGGGGGAGAAAGCTTTAATGCGTTCAAGGCCCGTGCCTTTGAGGGCATCGCCGAAGCACTCGAGGCTGCGGGCAGCAAGCAACTCGCGCTCATCACGCACCACCGCGTGGAGCGTCTCATGGAAGCCTGGCTCCGCGCCGGCCAACCCGCCAGCCACGCCATCGACATACCGACCTTCCTCCAGAAGGGCGACCCCCCGGGCGGGGTGGAGGAGCTCCACATCGACGCCGAGGCCCTGGGCGAAAGCGCTAGCGAAGGCGGCGCATCGCAAATACCTTCACGCTCCATGTTTCCGGCCGATGCGCCGCCTTCGCTAGATGCCGACGCCCGATGAATTCGTGCGCGCGCTGCGCAACGAGCGCGCCTACGCGGCCGATCACCCCATCCTGGGGCGGTCCCCGGTCACCGCGCCCCCGGTGCTGGGCCCGGAGGCCGCCTGGCGCGCGTTGGGCGCCCCCGACCCGCTCAACTTGCAGAAGACCTATCAATCGGCCCACCCCATGGAGGCCGCCCAGAATACACTGGAAGGCTTGATAAACATGATTGGGCCCCTCCCCGCCAAGGGCGCTGCGCTCGGAGCGGCGGCGGCTTTGCCGGCGCTAGTCCGATATGGAAGCCAGGCCGCCGAGCACGCCACACCATTTTACTCCGCTGCCGAGCGCGCCATCGGCGAGGCCGGCCTAAATAAGGCCCCGCTCGCCCAGTGGCTGGCCACCTTGCGCAACAAGGGCGTCAAGGAGGAGGAGCTCAACTGGCTGGGATTGGGCAAGGCCCCGGTGGGCGACACGCCCGGGTGGACTGGTCACGTCACCAAGGAACAATTGAACGATTGGGTCAAGGGCCACGGCGTGCAGCTACGAGAAGTCCAAAGGCGCAGCGAACCTTCTGGGGCGGATTTAGAGGCTTTGGCTGCACACCATTATGAGCGGGGGTATGATGAATTGGACCCTGGCCGTCAGGAAGGTCTACGCCGCGAATGGGCACAAGGCCGTGGTGGTGCTGGAGCCTCCCCGACCAAGTTCCAGCAGTACCAGCTCCCCGGCGGCACCAACTACCGCGAGACGCTGCTGACGTTGCCCCAGCAAGAAAATAAGGTGGACCCGACAGGATGGACAGCTAGAAAGAATAAGGGGGAAACGGATTGGAGTGTACGTGATGCAAGCGGCAATTTAATTAACTCTCTTCGTATTAATGCGCGCAATGAGCAAGACGCCATAAATCAGGCAGTAGAACATGCGCGCACGGGACGCTCCTCCGTGTTTAGATTTGAATACCCCCAACGTAATTTTACGGGCAGCCACTGGGACGAGCCCAACGTGCTGGCCCATGTGAGGCACAACGATCGCACCCTGCCGCCCGCCGAGGCCGGGGGAGATCCGAGGAAGGCATTGTTCTTGGAGGAGGTGCAATCGGATTGGGGACAACAGGGACGTAAGAAAGGATTTAAGGACGCTCAGCCCCCTCAGTTGGATTTTCGCAATTTTGATACTTTCGCCACTGAAAAGGGCTATAATCGCGAGCAGAAGCAGGCCGCATGGCAAAATCTTAATGACCCAGTCTATACGGAGTGGGACCAGGTCAATAAGGACGCAATGCAGAAGCAGGTAGACTATAACAGCCGCGTGCCCAACATGCCCTTCAAGCAATCTTGGTCCGACCTCGCGCTCAAGCGCATGCTGGCCAAGGCGGCTCACGAGGGCTACGACGCGCTGGCCTGGACACCCGGCGAGGTCCAAGCCGCCCGCTATGATCTCAGCAAGCAACTCGATGGATTGCTCGCGGTCAGGAACCCAGATGGGACCTTTAATCTTAGCGCCAAGATGCCAGGGCGCGCGGTTTATGATCATGATCTCGCTGAGCGAGTACCCGCGGAGAAGCTTCCCGATTACATCGGCAAGGATTTAGCCGAAAAGGTTGCTGCGCAAAAGGGCACCCCGGTTAATGTGGGGGATAATCAGCATACTTATGAGGGCCTCGACCTCAAGGTCGGCGGCGAGGGCATGCGCGCCTTCTACGACAAGATGTTGGTGGACAAGGCCAACGCGCTGGGCAAGCGCTATGGCGCCAAGGTCCGTCAAGAACCCATTGATTCTCCTTTAGAGCGGCGCGAGGGTCCCAATGCTGATTTGGGCGTATCTGGTGAAGAATGGAATGCCCTTACGCCAGAGCAGAAAGCCACCCATGAGAAGCAGACGGCCCATGTGCTACCCATCACTCCCGAGTTGCGCGAAGCCGCCAAGAAGGGCTTCCCGCTGTTCGCCACGGGCGGTCTCACCGCCGCCAGCGCAGCTGGTGGTGGTGATGCAGAACCGATTGCACTTGCGGCTAAGCCGCCGCCCGATGAGAATGCCCGCATGCTCAACGCATTGAGGGGCCAACCAGGAGAACTTTGATGTCCGCCTCCGGACTGTGGCAATTCCTAATCGTCTGCGTCGAACTCCTATTGATCGGCGCCATGATCTTCCTGGGCATCGACTTCGTCATCGTCGCCCAGGACGCCTTTAAGCGCATCGCCAAGCTGGCCGTGGGCGGCGCGCTGCTGCTCTACTTCCTCTTCGCCGTCGGGGCCGTGCTCGGCCTGGGCGGGGGCACCGCCGCCGTGGCGCTCTCGCCAATGGCGTTGCTCCAGCTCGCCATCGGCATCATCGTGCTCTTCGTGGTGGTCTACATCATCAACATCGTGGTGGACCGCTGGGCGCCCGAGCCCGTGCGCGAGGTGATAAAGATAGTGGTGGGCGCCATCGCCATCGTGGTGATGCTAATCATCGCGGCCAATGCGCTCTCGGGGGGCGCGCTGGTGGGCGGCCAATTTCACCTCTCCAAATAAGCGCCAGCAGCACGGGCTGCTGATGCGCAAGCTCAAGGGCTACGCCAAGGCGCCTTTTCCGCAGCCCGATGTTGTAACTAAGAGTGTGCCGGTGCCTACCGAGGGCTGGGATGCCATCAGCCCCCTCGCGGCGATGGACCCCAAGCGCGCACCCATCCTCATCAATTGGACGCCGCGCCCGGGCTGGGTGGAACTCCGCGCCGGCTACGGGCTTTACCAAATCGGATTGGGCACCGGGACAGGTTCCCCGGTGGAAACCCTCATGGTGCGGCGGAGTCCCACCAATCAGACCATGTTCGCCGCCGCGGGCGGCAAGATCTATGATGTCAGCTCGTTCGGCACCAACTCCGTTGTCCAGAGCGGCCTTACCAATAACCGTTGGCAATACGTAAACTTTGAGCCGTCGGGTGGCACCCAGGTAATCCAACTCGCCAACGGCCAAGACGCGCTGCGCCAGTATGATGGGAGGACGTGGACGCAGCCCAGTATAACCGGGCTGCCTGGGGGAGTCTCTACCTCGGCCATCTTCTCCATCTACGCCCAGAAGCGCCGGCTCTGGTACCTGCTCAACAACTCCACGCAAGTGGCCTTCATGCCCACCGACGCCATCTCCGGCGCGATCGCGGGATCGCTGGAGCTCGGCGCGCTGTTCACCAAAGGCGGCCACCTCCAGTTCATGGCCGATTGGACCATGGACGGCGGCACCGGGCCGCAAGACTATGCCGTGTTCGGCTCTTCACAAGGCCAAGTCGCGCTCTATAGCGGCGATGATCCCACTAACGCCAACAACTGGGCGCTGGTCGGGGTGTTCAACCTCGCGCGCCCCATCGGAACGCGCTGCGCCACCGTCTCGGGCGCGGATGTCGCGCTCATAACGCTCGCGGGCTTGCTGCCGCTCAGCCAGGCACTCCCCTACGACCCTTCGGCCGATCGCTCCGTCTCGCTGACCTCGCGCATCCAGAACGCCATGGCCGACGCTACCACGGCCGACGCCAATAATTTCGGCTGGCAGCTAATCAACTATCCGGCTCAGACGCTGGCCATTCTTAATATCCCGCTGACCGAGAACAGTCAGCAGGTCCAATACGTGATGAACACCCTCACGGGCGCCTGGACCCAGTTTAATGGCTGGAATGCCAATTGCTTCGAAGTCTATAACGACCAGCTCTACTTCGGCGACAATGTCGGGGGCGTGCAGCTCGCATATTCGGGCGGCTTAGACGGCTTGCGCCCTATTTCTGCTGATATGCAGTGCGCGTATAACTGGTTTGAAGACCCCGGGCGCACCAAGCGCATGACGATGATCCAGCCCCTCATGGTGGCGTCGGGGACCATTACACCGCTTCTCGAAGTGGATGAGGATTTCGGTACCAGCACTGCCGCGGCGCCCATCAGCATCCTCCAAGGCGGCGCGGCCTGGGATTCTGCCAAGTGGGACGTGGACGTCTGGCCGGGCGCCACCATAACCATAACCAATTGGCTCTCGGCCCAGGCGCTCGGCCATGCCCTCGCCGTGCGCATGAAGGTCAACGTGGCGGGCGCCGCGCCCCCGGCCGCCATCGGCGAGTTCGACTTCTCCGTCTTCGACACCGCCGTCTTCGATGGCGCCTTCTCCCCCGGCCCCGCGCCGGTGCTCCAGGTCAATGCCTTCAACACCATCATGGAAATGGGTGCATTTGTCTAGGCACGTGGCTCGTTGCCATATTTTGGATTGTACGGGCATACTCGGCGCTCAGTTATTTGCCTGTTAACTTCTTCTTGTATGGAAATAAACGCTTTATACACTTCGGCAAACGAGCTGTTATGCGACTGCACGTCATTATAAATGTTTCCATCTTTATCAATGGCAATTGTATAGGTAACAATAAGATGATCCGCATCTGGAAGATCCATGATCTTAGTCTAACCCCGCGCGCAAGCGCAGTAAAGGAACCTCGATAGATGGACCCCCAGGTCGCCGCCATGCTCGCCGCGCTGGGCGGCGCGGGCCGCAGCAGCTTTATCGCGCCGAGTTCGGTCAGCTGGGGCGTGCCCTCCGGGGGGGCGAGCCCCTACATGCCGCCGCCCGTGTTTGGGATGCCCAACACACCATATCCGGTGCCATCGGGAATGCCCAGCGCGCCGGGCGTCGGCGCCGGGGCAATCGGCAGCACGATGCTCGGGAATATGACGGGAGCGCCGGGGGCCGGCGTCGGATCGATAATGGGTGCCGCGGGGCCGCCTGCGCCCATACCTGCGGCGCCACCTGCACCCGCGCCTGCCCCTGTGCCCGATGTGCCCGCGGCACCGTCCGCCCCTGCCCCCGATGCGGGTTCCGCCGCGCATTTCTCTGCCCCCGACGCCCCCAGCCCCGCGGCAGTCGACCCCGCAGTCCCGGTGCCGACGCCCCCGCTGCCCGCCGCGCCCACCGACCCTGCCGCGCTGCCCGGCGCGCTGGGCACCGGAGAGCCCACAGCGCCCCCGGCGCCATTCGCTGCGGGCGGTGGCCAGCAGCTTTCCCCGGCCCAGCCGCAGATGCCCGACATGTACCGAGCATTGTTCGGCCTAGGCGGCGGGGGAGGTTTATTCGGCGCGGGCGCGCCAGCCGCCGGCTACGGCACCGCGAGCTTCTAGCGATGCGCGGATTGCTCTTCGGTGCGGACGCGCAGGTGCGGGCATGGGCCGAGCAGCGATTTGGCCTGCGTCCGCTGCCTTGCGACAAGGCCATCGGCATCATCCGCACCGACACGCAAGAACTCGTCGGTGCCGCGCTCTTCCAGTTCTATTCGGGCTACGATGTGCACTTCTCCTATTACGGGCCTAACACGGCCAGCGCCGGCATCGCGCGCGCCATGGCGCTGGTGGCCATTCGCGACTTCGACGCCGCGCGCGTCACGGTGCTAACGCGGCGCAGCCACAAGCGCTTAGTCCGCTGGCTCACCCACGTGGGCTTCCGCCTTGAGGGCAGCCAAAGATGCTACTACGGGCGCATCGACGCTCCCCGTAATGCTGCGCTCCGATACGCGCTCTTCCGCCCCGAGCTCGCGCGCCTGGCCGGTCTAGCGCGCGCTACTCGCGCGGCGTAAATCAGGTATTTGCCTCGCAGCCTTCCCAATGGAAAGACTTGTGGGCTTCCGCCATGTCGGTAACGTACCAGCCGCGCTCGGTCTCCAAGATGTCAACCGACCATGCGCCGCCGACTGCTTTTCCGGCCTTCGTTGCCAGCGCCGCAAGGGCGGGTTCATCATCCATTCGGCAGAGGGCTTCATAATTGACCCGCTCAGCGCCGCCGCGCTCTAGGGCCTCCGTAGGCCAATAGGGGTGCCAGCATCGCACAGCGCCATCATTCACAAAGAAACGAAACTCACGGCACAGCGGCATGTTGCCGTAGTGCGGGCATGACCCGTAGGGGATGATGGGCAGGTACTCGCGCACGACCCAAGTATCCCAAGGTAGGCCGATAAAGTCACAAATCTCGGAGTGCTCAGCAATGTTGAAAAGATGTTGCGCTACATCGTCTGGCGATTTTAAGAAGCACGTTCGGTTCCATTCGTGTTTTCCCGACGTGTGATCGGTTCGGAGAAAAAGCGGATACCCGAACTCGCTACCGATTGCCCTTACCTGTTCCTGAAAGTTCTTCCACTCCGACAGGTCCAGCCCATTTTTGCCGTCGAAAGCCGCCCATATCACGGCCTGCGCTTCCTTGGGCATGGCGATGATCTTGGTTTTTGGCACGGGCACGCCGGCCGCCTCAATGAGCGGGAACCAATACGACAGTGCAGTTCGGTCAACCTGCGATTCGCGGTTCATAGCTTTCCACACCGTTGGTAACTCACCGTTAGCGACTTCGCTATCCTCTACCCAAGCTTAGCCGCGCCCGCGGGCGCAGTAAACCCAAAGGAACCCTAACCTCCGTGCTCCAAGCAGCCCCCCCGGGCTACTCGCCCTTCGCCATCAACCGCCAGTCGGTCCAGGGCATATTGCCCGGCGGTCCGGGCTCCCAGCAGCAGGCGGTATTGGGCGCGCCCACCAATACCGCGGCCAGCAGCTATCTGCCCCCGAGCAGCCAGCCATTGCAACCCCCGGCCCCCCCGGCCGGCGGCGCGCTTAGCGCCGCCAACACCCAGGCCATTATCAAGGCGCTGGCCGCGCGCGCAGGAGGGCGCCGCTGATGGGCTCCGGCACCAACGCGCCCGTCTACGATCCCAAGACGGTCTCCGCGGAGCAACAGGGCTCCAACATCCAGTCGGCCGCCTCCGGCCAGGCCGCCAGCAACGTCAACCAGGTTACGCCCTACGGCAGCTTGACCTATCAGCAGACAGGCGTCGGGCCCAACGGGGTGCCCACCTACACGGCCACCACCAACCTCTCCCCGGCCCAGCAGCAGCTGCTGCAAACGCTCCAGGGCAACCAGCAGACCGCCGGTACCCAGGCGGGCCAGGTGCTGCAAAATGCCAAGTATGGCGCCAGCGCGCTGCCCGCGGCGGTGGGCGCGCTGCCCGAGATCAATCCCTCGGCGTTGCCCAGCTTGCCCAATCTGCCCACCGTTTCCGGCTTGGGCGACATGACCTCGGGCCTTACCGGCCAGCTGCTGGCCAAGGAGACCAGCTACCTCAATCCGTTCTTTACGCCCCAGATAGACCAGCTCGACGCCAAGTTGCGCAACCAGGGCCTGGCGCCGGGCACCCCGGCCTATGACCAGGCCATGAACGCGCTGCGCCAGACCCAGAATCAGACGGTAACGGGCTTTCTGGCCCAGGCCGAGCCCGCCGCGTTCCAGCAAGCGCTCACCACCCAGATTACGCCCTGGCAGCAGCAGCTCCAGCAAGAGCAGCAGCAATACGGCCAGGCGATTCAGACCGGCACAACGCTGCACGATCAAGCGCTGCAAGACGCCCTCGCGCGCTACCAAACGAGCCTTTCCAACTATACGCTGCCGCTCTCCATCGCGGCCCAGGAATTCGGCCTGAGCCAGCCGGGCTCCTTGCCCGGCAACCTGATCAGCACGCCCCAGGCCCAGGTCGCCCCGACCAACGTGGTGGGCGCCTACAATACCGCGCAGCAAGCCGCGATACAGAACGCCGCCAACCAGACCGCGGCCCAGAACGCCATGATCTCGGGCCTATTCTCCATCCCCGCCGCGCTGGCCGGCGGCTACGGCAAGTCGCTGGGCAGCAAATAAATGGCCATCCCCGATCCTACCCAATCCCAGCAGCCGCCGCCCACCGCGAGCCTGCCGCTGCTGGGCATGCTAGGGCGCTCGCCCGCGGGCCAGACAGCGACGGAAGCGCAACTGCGCGCCATGCGAGAGTATGCCGCCGCGCTGCTGGGTGAGTCGCAAAAACTTCCCGATCTTCGTAATCCGTACAATTATTCATACACTCAAGGAATTGGGCATGTCGTCCAAGCCCTCATGGGCGGCTACCAGTCCGGCCAGGCCGATCGCCTGGAGCGCGAGCGCCAGGGCGCCCAGGCCGACATCCTCTCGCGCTCGCTCGGCGGCCCTGGCGAAGCCGCCCCGCTGCCCCCGGCCGCGGGCGGTGGATTGGGCGCGCGCGCCGAAGCAGACACCCCCGCCCCAACTGCCAGCGCGGCCGGCGGAGGTGGCTTGGATCGTTACGCCAGCGCCATCTCCAAGCTAGAGAGCGGTGGCAAATATGATGAACTCGGCCCGGTGACCCGCACGGGCGACCGCGCCTATGGCAAATATCAGGTGATGGGCGCCAACGTGCCCGAGTGGACCGAAGCGGCCACCGGCAAGCGAATGACGCCCGAAGAGTTTCGCGCCAGTCCCGAGGCCCAGGACGCCACGTTCCGCCACCGCTTCGGCTCCTACTTGGACAAATACGGCAATCCGCAAGACGCCGCCAGTGCCTGGTTCACAGGGGGACCGCAGGCCACCGGCGCCAACAAGCGCGATCAACTGGGCACCACCGGCCAGAGCTACGTCAGCCAATTCACAAACGCACTAGGAGCACAACCCGCCCTAGCCTTTACGGGCGAGCCCACCCCGGCCGCGGCCCCGGTACCTATGCCCGGCGGCGCACCCGCGCTGCCGCCGGACGCCCAGGACACCGTGCGCGCGCTAGCTTCTGCTGGCCCTCCGGGCGCCGCGCCTACCACGCCCGCAGCCCAGCCCCCGGGCCCGCAATTCGCCCAGGCCGCACCCCCGGGCGGTGCGGCGGGAGTGCCGCCCCAGGTCCAGGTGCGCCAGATGGCCGGCGCGCTAATCCGCACAGGAATGGACCCCGCCACGGCCATAAAGACTGCCACCGAGGCAGTGCAAGCGCACCAGGGCTTTCTGCCCCAATTCCAGATCGATAAA